GGAGCGGTGGTCGCGGGCAGTGCGTAACACCCTGTTGGACACCCGGCACATGGAGGTGTTCCCGGACAGCACGTTGTCCAAGGACAGCACTTCGGTGGGCAGGTGGTCTACGTCCGCAGGTGGGCATTTCCTTGCTGCCGGTGTGGGTGCGAGCATCCTGGGGTTCCGTGCGGACATGGCGATCATCGACGATCCGATTGGAGGGTTCGAGCAGGCACAGTCGGAGACACAGTTGGCGAAGGTCCACAACTGGTTTGAGACAGACCTGATAACCCGGTTGAAGCCCCGTGGGAAGATCGTCACGATCTGTCAGCGGTTGTCGGCGAACGACTTGGCGGGGTACATGATCGCCCGCAACGCCGCCACACCCACCCGGCGTCAACGTGTCCTCACCCTGCGTATGGAGTTCGAAGGGGATGAGGATGGTACGGGTCGGGCCATTGGGGACCGACTGTGGCCTGAGTGGTTCACAGCCGAGATGGTGGCCGACAACAAGCGCGATGACTACAAATGGAGGACGCTGTTCCAGCAGCGCCCACCCAGCGCCAGCGGTGACTGGGTTTCGCAGGACCAGATCGTGGTGGTGGACAACCCGCCGATCACCACCTCCCGCTACGTTCTGACCGACTTGGCACTCAGCGTTAACAAGGGCGACTACTCAGTCCACCTGGTGGCGGGTGTGACCGAGGACGGGCACATCGTGGTGGAGTACGGTTGGCGCGAGCGGTCGGCCATCGAGAAGACAGTTGCCAAGCACCTTGACCTGGTGCAGGAGTACAAGCCCCAGGAGTCGTTGATCGACGATGACAACGCCAGTAAGGTCTACGCTCAACTGTTGGCGTCCACGGCGCGGGAGCGGTCTATTGCTGTCCCATGGAGGATGATGCCCATGCGGGGTCAGAACAAGGAGACACGGGCTGCACCATTGCGTGGACTGTTCAGGGAGGGGCGTGTAATAATCAAGCGCGGGCCTTGGGTCGATTGGTTGACCCGCGAGCTGTTGATCTTCCCCAATGCCATGGGTGACGGTGTGGACGATGGTGTGGATGCCCTGTCGTTGATCGGTAGACGGTTGATCGGCCTGAGCCGATCGGCCTCCCCAGGTCAACCCAGCCCAGCCAGCCCCAGCACGCAGAACATGACATTGGATGGGTTGTACGAGGACCGTGACAGTAAGAGGTCAGCTTACCGCGCCCGACTGTGACGATTACGGAGAACACGATGACTTACATGGCAGATGACAAAGCTGAAAAGCGCCAAACTCCACAGCAGAAGTGGACAGCGGAGATTGAGGCGGCTGAGAAGAACATCAAGAAGTTCCAGACCCGTGCCCGCTCGGTCACTCGCCGGTACATCGACGAGCGTGACCCAATGAACACCACCAATAAGTGGTTTAACATTTTCTACGCCAACATCAACATCATGGAGGCGGCGCTTTACAGCAACATCCCTAAGCCCGTAGTGGCACGGAAATTCAAGGACTACAACGATGACGTTGCACGGGTCGCGGGTCTTATCATTGAGCGAACGATTACGCAGGACCTGGATGACCCACGGGACACTTACGACGCTACTATGCGCCATTGTGTCCAGGATCGACTTATCCCAGGCCTATCCCAGGCGTGGCTCCGGTTGGAGACCGACACTGAAGATATCGAGCTATCCGAAGACGTTACAGCCCAGCCGGGTATGGAGACGGAAGAGGTTGGGGAAGCTCCTGAGACACAACTACCAGCGGAGCAGCCCGAGCCGCTGAAGCGGATAACGGACCAGCGCATCTGCGTGGACTACGTATTCTGGGAGGATTTCCTGTGGTCGCCGTGCCGTATCTGGGACGAGCGCCGCTGGGTGGCTCGCCGGGTTTACATGACCCGCGAAGAGCTGTGCGAGAGGTTCGGAGAAGAGAAGGGCCGGTTGGTATCCATGGAGACACGGAACAGCGCCAACGGCAACACAGACAACCTACGCAACGTGCCGAAAGAGGAAGTCCTCAAGAAAGCCGAAGTGTGGGAAATCTGGGTGCGGGAAGACCGCAAGGTCATCTGGTACAGCCCTAACTCGCCGAGCATTCTTGAAGAGGCAGATGACCCCCTCCAACTGGTGGGTTTCGAGCCATGCCCTACGCCTATGCTGGCAAACATTACGACCAGCAACACAGTTCCCCGTCCTGACTTCTACATGATCCAGGACCAGTACAACGAGCTGGACACGATCAACAACCGCATCTCGCTGCTGGTGCAGGCTTGTAAGGTGGTGGGCGTCTACGACAAGTCGGCCATCGGCGTCCAGCGCATGCTCCAGGAGGGTAGCGACAACCTGCTGATCCCCGTGGACAACTGGGCGATGTTCGCCGAGAAGCAGGGTCTGAAGGGTCAGATCGACTGGCTCCCGCTGGACACAGTTGTCCAAAGCCTGCAGCACCTGAACAACGCCCGTGAGGTCATCAAGGCCCAGATTTACGAGTTGACCGGCATCTCCGACATCGTTCGGGGCGCATCCAAAGCCAGCGAGACTTTGGGTGCCCAGCAGATCAAGGCACAGTTCGCCGGTATTCGGATCAAGAAGCTGCAGGATGAGATTGCCCGGTTCGCCGGCGACATCCTGCGGATCAAGGCTGAGATGCAGATCAAGCACTTCGACCCTGAGATCATGCTCAAGAAGTCGAATATTATGGCAACGGGGAACGATCAGTATGTTCAACAAGCTATGGAGTTACTTCAAAATGAGCAAGAGTTCGAATGGAGAATCACGGTATCTGCCGACTCGATTGCACAAGCAGATTACCAAAGCGAGAAAACTGACCGCGTTGAAGCTATCACGGCTATATCGGGATACATTGAAAAGGCGGGAGCCCTCATCGCCCAAAGCCCCGGTTCAGCCCCGCTCCTCATCAACATCCTCAAGTGGGGCATATCCTCATTCCGCAATACACAGGAAATAGAGGGGATGTTGGACAAAGAGCTGGACGCGCTGGCGCAGCCGAAGCCGCCAGCCCAACCACCACCTGACCCTGAAGCGCAGAAGATGCAGATGGAGATGCAGATGGCGCAGCAGCAGGCCCAGATGGAGGCGCAAGCGGCCCAGATGGACATGCAGTTGAAGCAACAGTTGGGTCAAATGGAGATTCAGATGAAACAGATGGAACTGCGGTTCGAAGAGCAGCGCCTGGAGTTTGAGCGCCAGAAGCTGGGTATGGGGTTGCAAATGGAGCAGCAACGCATGGCACTGGAGTCCCAACAGTCAGCGGAGAAACTCGCCAATGACCGAGAAAGCGCACAAATCAAGATCGACGCCCAGCGCGAGAGTGCAGCGATTGCTGCAGCAAGTAAGCGAGAGGGACCCAGCAATGGCTCGTAAATGCTACGTCTATATTGATGGCGTTGCCATCGACAAGGAAGACCATGATGCTTTGGACAAAGCTAGAGGTCGTAGTAGTGCGACTGTACTGCCGGATTTACCAGATTTTGTTTCCCCCATTGATGGGAAGACTTATTCAGGAAGAGCCGGACTCAGGAGCCACAACGATAGACACAACGTCGTTCTCGCAGATGACCTCAAGGGCCTCCCGCCCAAGACGACGCAGCAAGAGTTCCGGGCTACTGAAAGACAGGTCGCAGAGCGACGAAGACATCTCGCCGAGATTTACAACCACTACCAAGGAAACTGAAAATGACTGATGATCGCCGTGCCATCATTGCCGAGGCTCTTGAAGCCTCTGAGGCAGAGAACACGCCAGTGGAGACAACTTCCCCTGAGCCTGTAGCCTCTGAACCAGCGCCAGCCCCCGAGCCAGCCGAAGCGCCATCTGACGAGCCTACTGGTGAAGCTGCGCCTAATGCGGATAAACCCGCTGCTGACAAGCCCACGGAAGCCACCACAACCACACAGTCAGCCGATAAGGCACCACAGTCGTGGAAACCTGCTGAACGAGCGAAATGGGCCACGCTGGACCCAACTGTGCGCCAAGAGGTTATGCGTCGGGAGCGGGAGATCACCAAGACCCTTGGTGAAACTGCCCAGGCCCGTCAATTCACCAATGCTTTCAGTCAGGCTGTACAGCCCTATGCGGCGCGTATCGCGTCCATGAACGTCCACCCCATCCAGGCGGTGCAGGAGCTGTTGAAGACGGATCACATCCTGTCCACAGCGCCCATGACACAGCGGGCCGGGATGATCGCCAAGCTCATCAAGGACTACGGTGTGGACATCCGGGAGCTGGACCAGGTGTTGTCCGGCCAACCTACCGCCGACCCGGTGCAATCCCAGGTGGACAAGCTGTTGGCTCAGAAGTTGGCACCCTATGAGAACTTCATGCGCCAGCAGGAGCAGATGACCCAGCAACAGCAGCAGCAGACGGACTCCCAGATTCAACAGTCGCTGACTTCGATGTCGGAAGACCCGAAATTCAACTACTTCGACGATGTGCGCCATGAAATGGGTGACATCATTGAACTGTCCGCGAAGCGTGGTGTTTACTTGACGCTGGAGCAGGCATACAATAAAGCTGTTTCGTTGAATCCTGATATCAGTCAGCTAGTCAACCAACAATCGCAGGCGCAAGCCGCTAAAGTGCAAGCAACTCAGCAAAACAGCCGAGCCCAGCGAGCCTTGGCAGCTTCCCGGTCGGTTGGTGGAACTCCAGCAACTGTTGTAACTGGTTCAGCAAACCCCAATGATCGCAGAGCCACCATCGAGGCTGCGTTTGAAGGACTTGGAGCACGATAATGGACCCCATTTCACGTATTGCTCTCGGTATCCCTCCGCAACCCCAGAAGCGTCAGGCCCCGGTCGGGAATGCCCCACAGCAGGTGGTGACCCCGCCTAACCCTAACCTTTTGAAGGAATCAAAATGAGCTTTCCTAACTCTGCGATTACAGACGTAATTGCCACGACAATTCAGTCCCGCACCGGCCAAATCGCCGACAACGTCACATCCAACAACGCCTTGCTTGCTCGCCTGAAACAGCGCGGCAACATCAAGACGTTCTCTGGTGGTAACACCATCATGCAAGAACTCTCGTTCGCGTCCAACGGCAATGCCGGTTGGTACTCGGGCTACGAGACTCTGCCCATCGCCGCGCAAGACGTTATCAGCTCTGCTGAGTACGCCATCAAGCAAGCGGCCTGCCCTGTGACCATCTCCGGTCTGGAGCAACTGCAGAACAGCGGCAAAGAGGCGATCATCGACTTACTCGACGCCCGTATTGCTGTGGCCGAATCCTCGATGGCAAACCTGATCAACTCGGGTCTGTACTCGGACGGTACCGCTGCTGGCGGTAAGCAGATCGACGGTTTGCTGAAGCAAGTCGCTGCTACCCCCACCAACACAGTCGGCGGCATCGACCGTAGCACCTGGCTGTTCTGGAAGAACCAAGTTGGAACGGGTACCTCAGCAACTGCTGCGAACATCCAGCAACTGTTCAACGGCATGTGGGCCAAGCTGGTTCGTGGCTCTGATCGCCCTGACCTGGTGATCGTGGACAACAACTATTGGGCACTGTACTTGGCTTCGCTGCAAACCCTGCAGCGTTTCGCCGGTACTGAAGATGCCAAGTTGGGCTTTGTGTCCCTGAAGTACATGGACGCTGATGTGGTACTGGACGGTGGTATGCAGTTGAACTGGACCTCTACCGGCGCTGCTGGTGCTGGTCAGGCTACGATGCCTGCGTCCAAGGCGTACTTCCTGAATACCAAGTACATCCACTACCGTCCGCACAGCCAGCGCAACATGGTGCCTTTGAGCCCAGGTCAGCGTTACTCGGTCAACCAGGATGCAGCAGTGCAAATCCTGGCGTGGGCGGGTAACCTTACTGCATCTGGTCTGCAATTCCAGGGCGTCTTGGGTAACTAAGCAGGGGGCTTCGGCCCTTTGCTAACAGGAGAACCACATGAGTCAAGGAAACGCATCTGCGGCAATCGGGTTGGCTAACACCAACAAGATTCCCGCCATTGGGGATTACCTCCAAGACACTACTATCCCAGGCCCATCGGCTGAAGGCTACTACGTCGGGGTCAATGCCCTGGCGACATGGGACTACAACCCCGTGCAGGAGACTGACTACGCTATCACTGGGGGCTTCACAGTCCCCAGTAATAGCGGAGCGGCAACGGGCAAGGTGGCACGCTTGGTTTTCACCAACGCAGCCCCCATGACTGTTGCTGTTGACGGACTCTGCTCGGTATCTGCCGCTGGAGTGGTAACGGCGCTGGCTACGACGGGTCTGTATAAGACCTTTATCACCGCTGGCACAGTCATCCCCGCAGGCACGTACCTGTGGGTGTTCCTGGTCTAAACCGTGAAACCCGGCGCAGTAGACGCATCGGGGCAACTGTACATCGTGACGGTTGCCCCCAGCCCCGCTTCGGCGCTGGGTGGTGTAACCCTGTCCGCAAAAGGGCAGGTGTTCACCTCAGCCACCAACACTGGAGGCACAGTTGCCAACAACGGATTCAGGTTCAACTCTGACGGTTCGTTGCTGACTTCTGGAGCCGCCATCACCTCTTACGTGGGGGGCTTGCCCTTCGCAGCGGACGGTTCTCTTGTCGTTCAACAGGCTGCCCCGGCTGGCACAGACCCCTATGTAGGTGGTGTTCGTGTCGGAGCAGCGGGCGTATTTGTAACCACAGCAGTCCCGCCTTAACCAATTCGCGCATTTCGCCGGATACTTCCCTCAACTCTCCCAAGGAACACCTAAATGTCCACCGTAGCCTATGAACACAACGTCGCAGATTTTGAAGACCGCAATGCAAGTGATGGAGATAACCGCCTGTTCGTGGTTTTCTACAAAGACGCTGTTCACAATGAAGGAAAGTCAACCGAAGCCGGTCGCCCCATCTATGACGATGTGGACCTGATCAAGATCATGACTCCAGGGTCCAAGGACTCGATGGTGTCCGTGGTCGATAACAGCCACAAGTACCGCTTCCCCAAACAGTGGGCGCAGTACCAGCAGAACGCAGAGCAGATCGGCAGTGGAACACCCCTGGCTGAAGTGCCATGGTTGACTGCAGGCCAACGTGCTGAGTTCAAGGCCATCAACGTCCGCACAGTCGAACAGTTGGTGGGCATGGCTGACAGTCAGGCCCAGCGTTTTATGGGTTTCCACGCCATCAAACAACGTGCCCAGGCGTACCTCGACCTGGCTGCAGGCAACGC